CCTTTTGCTTTTGCGAATATCGTCAAGCCCTGTAGCTTCTCGTCAAGCGTTTTCATTCCGCTCTCAAGCTCTGTGATTTTCTCAACCGGCACAGCCCCGGCCTTCATTTCCTCTATCTGCGTATTTACAGATGTCTTAACGCCTTCAAGCGTTTCGTCGATGGTCTTAATGACTTCATTAAGTTCCCCGATTGTTTGGATTTCTTTCATTGAAGAATTCCTCCATTGTGTGTTTAGTATCTGAATCTTTGAACATGTGCATTAGGTCAGTGGTTTCTTGACCTGCACGGGGAGAACTGGATTCGTTCTCTTTGAATAGTTCGTCTAAATAAGACAACTTGGTTTCAGTCGTCTCTTTATTATCATCGTCAATAATAGCCTCTGTGTCAATAGGCTCGAACTCTGCTTTCAATTGCGCGATATCGATTTCAATCTCATCAATCAATTTCTCTTCCTCTGGCTTCGCCTCAAGCTGCACCGTAACGGCGTTCGTATTGCTCGGTATATTCACAATCGAGAATTCGTAGAGCTCCTGCTTGCGGTGTATCAGTCTTGCGTCTTCTTTCTCATCCTCGACAATCTCAACCTTCTTGGAACGGAAGCCCACGCTACCGGCATTCAAGTCACCGCGTTTCAACTTCTCACCGATCATCCAACCGAACTGATCGACCTCCTGCGGCGAGAAGCTCGGTATGCCGACTAAGGCTCCATCTTCTTTTCTCTTTCTAATGCTCGACATATGCCCTATAGCCGGTACGCTCCAATCGTGACCCCACAGGATAACAGGATTGCTTTTGTAGTTCTTCAAATCCCAGCCCGCCGGATCAATGCGCTCCTGATCGCGGTCGATAGAAAAGTCAGTCATTACGATTGCAAGCCGGTCCGCTTTACGGTCAATCTCACATTGCTGATATACGACTATATCCTCAGTGACGTTTCCTTCCTCGTCAGTGTGAGACTTGAACCAATCGAGCAGGCTTGTTTCATTGACATACTTCGCCTCATACTCACCGCTCGCGCCTTTCGTCATTATTCTGATATCCATCATTTATCTCCTACAACAGGGACCGTTATACATCTGCAATTTATTACATCCTCGGCTGCCGCATTTTCATCATTCGGCCATAGCAACGTGTTAGAAAACGGCGTTCCAAGCGTTGCAACCTCACCGTCTATCCGGTGATTATCCCTAACATCATCGTCTCTCGATGTAAGCCATTCATGCCGCTCGTAGCCCAAATCACTGTACGCCTCGATTCTCGATTCATTCATTACCGTTCCGATTTCGGTACGTGCTATCGTCTTGGCCCTATTCTGAAACTTGTTGTAAATGCCGCGTATCTCTTTGCCCGCTGCTTCCTCAGATAGTCCGTTTTTAATTGAATACTTGACAGCCTCGTCCACCTGCTTGCGGACCGTCTCTGTAATGTTGGTAACCTTATTCACGCGCTCATTTACTTTCTGTACCGCGCTCGTGTTGAATATGCTCCAATTAGGCCGGATCTCAATTCCAAGCGTGTTAAATAGCGCATTGATAAGTTCATCGCTTTCCCCAAGCGCAATGTAAAACGCAGTCTTTGAAAAGCGTTTCAATTCCACCGTCTCGGCCAACCAGTATTGTTCGCTCATAACTTCAATGTATGCAGCATTATCAACAGCCTTCTGCCTTGAGATAATCTCAAGCGCCCTCGACCGCTGTGCATATCCCCATGCAACCAAATCTTTACGATAGTCGGCTTCGATCTTCTCCCATGATCTTATAACCTGCTTCCAGTACAAATCTTTGAATAGCTTGGAATACTTAGCCTTCTTCTCAAACAGCTTTGACACCGGAGGCGTAACATCTTTAGTCGGCGGCTCAGGTGAAACCGGAGCAGGTGCTGAATCAGCCGGGACCATCGCCATACTCACCCACCATGAATCGCCCCACGGCACAGGATCGCGCTCCTGCATCTCACGCATCTCGTTTATCGTCAACGTGCCCTGCGTTACTTCTTTGAGCCAGCGGTCAACTTTCTCTTGCTCGTCTTCTTGTAGTTCCGGGATCTCATCGGTGTCGAATTCACCAACAAGCGGAATATTAAACCGTTTAAAAAACCCATCGCGTATTATGTCCTCGAACATATCTAAGTCTGGTATCAATGTTAGATTCCAGAATACTTTCCTCTGATACTTGGTGTCGCTCCCGCTCATCGGAGCCCTGTCATCGGTAACACCAACCAACACACCCGGTACGCCATACCGTGCAAGAATAGTCTGCCGGTCCCAGCGCTTCATAGCGAGATATTCCATATCCTGCGGCGTCATCTGTATGGCCTGATACGTAGTGCCCTGTCCAAGCACACTCACCATGTTCTTACGCTTTGAGCCTTGATGATTGTTGAGCCAGTTTGTTTTAATCTGTTGAGCTTGCTCAGGGGATAAATATTGATCGGTTGAAATAACACCATCGGGAATAGAGCCGTGCTGTAGTATGTTGAGATTCGATTGATCGCTCAGATTGTCCATCGCTAATTCTTGATCCATTGCAATCAACGGACTCGCGCCGCGCCAGGGGTTCCATTTATTCCAATATTTGAAATGAATCATCTCGTCAGGCATTATCGGAATCGGTTTCTTGTCACCTTCTTTGTGATAAAGCCATAACGAAATATTACCGTTAGCGTCTTTGCGGTGTTCCATCTTATCAGGTTCAACCATGCCGATCTGCTGCGGGAGCATGCCTGAACGCTTCTCTTGCTCAAGGAATAAATCGTATACCCAGAAGCACTCGCCCTTAACTTTCATCCAGGCAGCCGTAGCCTCGAATAGCTGTTTGCCCGTCATCAACGGATTCGGCCTGTTGAATAGCTCGAATATCTTCCCCGCTATAATCTGAGTCTCGCCGTTGTAAATCTTAAACGGTACCCGTGCAATATTACTTGAGATAGCGTGTACTGCGATATTCACCCATGCGTGAGATTTGAGCGGATCTCCTATCCCGGCAGATGCCTGTATATCCTCTTCGTGTGCAATCTTGACGAACCGCGCCCACCAGTTTTGATCGTACTTGCGTACCCAGCTTGTGACAGCTCTTGATAGTTTTGCTATTGGATTGTTTTTAAACGAGAACGAAACCGCCATGATCGATCTCCATTACCATATAGCGTAATGCGTCGCAAGCGTGGTCGTTTTCTTTGACCGGCTCTTCTTTCACATTGCCGCCTTGTGGCTGTTTCGCCCAACGATACATGCCTAACTCTTTTATAAGGTTCACGCATCGCGGATGGATGATCAGTCGGGGTTTTCCGTTTGGCTGTTCCTGTAGTCTTGCTTTAACTTTCTGTATGCCTTGAATCACTTCTTTGTTTGCTCGCCGAGTCGGTATTCCGTTATCGGCCATCTCTGCATTGTCCTGCGCATCGTGATCCGCAACCGTCCAGCTAAAAGCTCTATCGTCAATACTCAGTATAGTCGAAGCATGTTCCTTTATCAACTGCTTCGATTGATAGTGTTCGTAGTATATATGCAAAATCCTATCTTCGTCAAGCGCACCCCATAGGCACACGAAAGGATTAGTATATCCGTAGTCAACTGCCCGTACCCGCTGCCAGCTATCCGGTACGTCGAAGTCCTGTATATGATAGTCCCGCGAGAACTCTTTATACACCATGCCCTCAAAGGCCACGAACTCGCCCTCTATCTCCTGCCGTGCAAACTCTTCGCTGTAGCTTGCAACCAGGTCTTCGATGTACTCATGCGGCAGGTAGGTGTTATCCCTTGACGTTGCATGAATCACTTCGTAGTTGGGATCTGCTCTGTCTATCCATTGATCCCATACCCAATTGTAACCCGCCGGCGTTGTGGTAATCCAAGCACATGGATTGTCCATTCTCAGCCTGCCGAGTATAACCTTCCAAACCATTTCGCGCATGAGCGCAGCCTCGTCCAGATACGCCCATGCCAAGTTAACACCGCGCAACCTATCCGGCTTGTCCGATGATCTCAGATACACGATTGCTTTGCCGCGTTGTATAACGCCCTCGGCTTTGTTGTAGGTGTAATGTAGATTCATTCCGTCAAGTATCTCGAATAGGGTGCGTTGTGTAATGTCTCGTAACATCGGATAGGTAGGCGCGACTATCATCCCGGTCCGGCCTTGCAGTAGGTGAATAACCGCACGCACGCAACCGGCCAACGTCTTGCCGCTACCTACCCCGGCAATGAAAGCGGGAAACTTCGATTCGCTGAATATGAATGTGTCTTGTTTGGGGAGAGGATTGAATATGTACTCAGGCCCGTCAGTCGCTTGTCTTTCTGGGCTTTCCACGGTTGATAACAAGCCTACCCTCCAATTCTCCGCTGTGCTCGATTGGTTGCGTCGGCTTTCCGTCCGTCCTGTCTAACATGTCACGTAATGAAATGGCGTCGGTGGAGGCATATGTTTCCTTGACGTATTTCTCAATCATCAATTCGCCATACGTCAGTGTTTCGCCTTCTGGTATTTCTTCAAGTTTCTTTTTTAGAATTGTTAGTAATGAGATATGCCCTGTTCCCTTTGGCCTTCCGTTAGGATTGCCACTTTGACCAGGTTTAAACTTAGTATCCTTCGGCACCTGTATTTCCTGTAATTATCAGGCTATTGCGGCAACGGGAGTCGAACCCGCTATTTATAGGATATGAGCCTATTGTGGTTATCCGTTCCACTCTGCCACTACTTAATATATAGTCTATCTGCTATATAGTTGTCAAGTCTACTTCTTTTTCTTTGGCTTGGGTTCAATAG